TGTCATAAATCTGAGTGTGCTCGTTTTCGTAGTTCTTATACTCCATGCCGAACAGGGCATTCAATCCCGGCTCAAGCTCTTTTACTAGTTGGGCACGTGAAATTGCCATGATTAAGCTCCTTGTCCGGCAACACCAGCGCTGCCATAGAGATGTTCGTTAATCTTGACAACCACCACAGCATTCGTGCCAAACGTGTTGCCGGGAACGTCAAAAAGACCAACAATTTTGAGATTCAGAGCAGCAGTGTTAGCGATAGTGGAAGAGTCAAGTTCCATGGTGGATTGACCAGTGGTATTGCTACCTCCTGTACCAACAACATCAGCATTCATGCCAACTTGAACTTGAGCAACGCTCTCGTCAACCTGAATGGTGAACAGTTGGTTGGGGTCATCAATCACGTCGGCGTAAATGTTACCTGAGGTAATGTTCACCGAACCGGGATAAAAGTTCTTCCAGGTGGGTTTGCCGGTTGAAGGATCGATGTAGTTACAGCCATTAAATACACCAAGAGCCGCCGTGTGAGTGGCAGGTGCAAATTTAACGACATAACCATCAAAAAGGGTGACGAGGTCGCCCTGATAAATTGCTCCGGCCTGATTGTCCTCAATGAGGTAGCCATACTGCTTCTGAGCGCCAGTAGCAGAAAGGTTACCTTGCGGACGCAGACCAAAGGCTTTATCAATATTTGCCATTTGTTAGTTCCTTAAAAAGGTTTCACTCTTCCCCGGAATCCTGTCTAGGACTGCCGAAAGAAGTTCGAGATTTACGATCTGGACGTTGAATAACCATCGACGAATGCGCATTTGCCTTCATCAGGTCGTTATCCACCGCATTAATTTGATCTCTCGTTTGCTGTGTGTAGTACGCATTCCGCTGTTCCACAATCTCTACTGGAATTTTAGCTAAGACGAGGCCACCAACGCCGATTACACCGGCATGCCTGCCATCGTCAACTGTAGGAATCACGAAATCGGGATGTTCTTCTGCTCTTACAAGCTCATAACCTTCCCGTATCTTTGAAGCAATGTTCATCCGGTCTTCTCTTCCGGCTGACTCTGCGCGAATCCAACGGTGCTTAAACCCCGGAGAGGCTGGCGGTGCATCTAAACGATTAGGACGAACCCACGACCGTTTACGCGACTCGGTTTGACGAGTGCTACGAGGACTTTTATCAATACTCATTTGTTCGGCCATGATTTATCTCCTAACGTATTTTGCGTACTCATCGAGAGGTACATTTAAGCGTCTTGCGATACTGACTTCACTTGGAGTCAGTTTGACGGATCTGCGCCCACCATTAACCGTGATTCCACGGGTTGCAGGCGCGACACTTGGGACGTTTGAGGTGTCTGCCCGGGGCCTACTAAACTTGTGCGGGAATTCCTTGCGGATTCTCCGATTCAACTCATCATAATACTCGTCAGATTGCAAGTCAAACCCTTCTTCTGACAATTTATTGTGAATTACATAGGCTGCATTGGTCATAACCTCATCCGCACCAAACCATTCATTCTCTTCGGCCCAGATTTCAGCCTTTGGATCAGGTCTAGCTACTTGAGGTTGTGCCTGCTGTACATATTGCTGGGGAGGCTGCATAACCGGAGTCGATGCTCGGGTCACTTTTGCCGCTTTTAACCTTTCCTGCTGAAGCGTCAGCTGATTAAACAGCTTCTGAGCCTCAACAACCGCTTTTCCATCCCCACGCTCCACGGCATCCTGGAGATTAGCCTCCACAATAGCCATCTGGGAGTTAATACGGCCTTCCGTCTCGGTCAAATAGCTGCTGTCCAATGAAGCAGCCCGCCTTTGGGTGTCTTCTAAACTTTTCTGGACGTTTTGAGCATAGGAAATAGCCGCTTGCTCGCGTCTTTCAGCCTCCCGAAGCTTAGCGGTTAGCTTATCCAGCCGTTTTTGGACTTTACTACTATATTCCTCGTGTTCTTTGGACTCGACTGGAAATAATTCTTGTTGTTCAGGTTGTGCAGATACCTCTGTGGTACTGCCATCTTCCGAAAATTCAATGGTCGTTTCTTTATCGTCCTCAGACAACTCAAAAGGAATTTCACCATTGGGATCTGGTACAGATAATTCATTTTCTTCCAAGTTAGGCATGGTTAATCTCCCTTATACCATGTGTATGATGTCTTCTGGGTCCGCAATCGTCGCCAAAATTTCATCATCGTTAAGAATGCGTATCTCACCACCTTCGATATTGATACGAGCGCCTGCATAACGGGCAAATACCACCCAATCACCCTTCTTGCACCAAGCCCCGTCAGGAAATTTCTCAGTGTCAGCATAGGCCAGGGGGCCAGTATCCACCACATAGCCACATACCGTCGCTACTTGCTGCTTTTCAATTGCCTGCTCAGCCAAGAAAAGGCCGCCTTTGGTCTTTCTAGGGGGTTTGAACGGCAAAACTACCAGTCGCCAGCCAGTCGGTTTGGGAATACGGTCAATTACAGACGGATCCATGTTCTTCGGATCCAAATGATCCCGAATTTCCTGCTCTTCCTGCGCTGTTTGCTCTGCCCACTTCTTCTGCAGTGCCGTCATTTCTTCCATTGATGCTCTCCTATATTGCGTGAGATCACCCCACGAGGGTTATTCGTCGTCTTTCTCTGCCTTCTCCAGTATTTCTATGATCATGTCTTCGATGACCTGATATGCCTCGACATTACCAACCATCTGCCGGTAATGTTCCATGTTCTTTACGTTTCCGTAAAGCATTGCTGTCCCAAGTTCTTGCTTGCGACTGCGGATGTATTTCAATAATTTTTCCATTAGCAAATCTTCGTCAGTTGATCAGCGTCACGGCGCTTCACATACGTCACGCCACCGCCTGTAGCCATCTTTTTGGCCTTACCAGCGGTAGAAAGAGCAATCGCAACAGCTTGTTTTTGAGCTTTTTTCTTAGATTTTGGCTTCGAAGTACCGATTTTCCCGGTTTTCGAGTAGCTACTCATTACCTCGCTGACGTTGTTGCTGATCGTTTTTCTGCTGGAACCTTTCTTGAGCGGCATCTTGATTACTCCTTTCCACTTGGTCGATCCTTTCTCGCGCGATCGCAGCCTTTTCAGCCGCAATCTGTTCGTTCGATTGGAGTTTTTGTTGATTGAAGGCAGCATCCTGCTGCATGTCTTGCGCTTTTAGCGCCAAGTTTTGCTGATCAATCTGTGCTTTCCTCTCTGCATCTTGCGCTCTGAGCTGGAGTTCTTGCTCTTTGAGGGCAACGAGAGGATCTGGCGCGTTGGCTCCTGACATTTCTTGGGAAATTTTTCGGAGTTCGGCCATTCCTTGAGCAACAAACATGGCGACTTGAGCCTCTTTTTGTATATCAGAGACAATCGACATTCCTTCCGGGCCATACGAAGCAAATATCTGCGCCTCGACCTGCTCTTCCGCCTTCAATCGCACGTGCTCCAAGATGTGTTTGGTCAAAATTGCTGCAGACAAGGGGTTTCCTTGCACAATTGGAGACATTCCCTGGATCAAATGGCACACAATGTGCGCATCATGCTGTTGTCCAGCAAAAGCCGTAAGGTTCTTACCGTCCAATGCGTCCGCATTCTCACTTGCAGGATCCTTCGGACGGGGATGAAGCGTGTCATCAGGCTTGAGCAGCATGTCAATATCCTTGGTTCCCAAGGCCTCGTACATGCGGCGATATGCTTCATATATGTTGTGAATTTGAGGGGCACTCTGAGCCAGCTGAAGCTGAGTCTGAGCCATCATGATCTTCTGAGCAGTCGAGAACACATTGGGATCTGCGACTGGGATGACATCTACGCGCTCATCAAAGTCCTTCTTGAATACCTTTCTGTCCCCACCAACCACGTCATACGGATATTCATTAGGTAGATACTTGGCAAAACAATTCGCCATGAGCTCAAACTCAAGCTTCTGAGCGTAGTGCAAGCGCTTGTGAATACCCGACATGACCATCGCGCCACGCTCGAGCAACGCAATCGTTGTTCCAACAGCAGCCTGCTGATTGCCATCACCCACCTGCATATCAGCAATGCTGGCGATCCTACGGCCCATGTCGATACAGAAGCCCAGAAGAGTAAATAGCACTTGACTCGGCTCCTTGTACGGCAAAGGCAGAAGCGCTGAAGCCAGCTCAGCACCACCCGCATCAATGTCCCTGAACTCCCCGGGCTGCAACGGCTTATCACTGTCCGCGATTCGAAGACCACGTGCCTTAAATCCAGCCGGCAGATTGGAGAACGTACCCGCATCAATCAGCTGCTGGAGCGCTGCGGTTGAGGCCCGATTAAGGTTCCCAAGTAGATGGACCAAGCCATACCCCATACTGCCAGGGCCAGGGAGGAACATGTAGTGAACGTAATAATGTGCAGGGGTGTAGGTATCATCTTCTTCATTCCAGTTGCGATAGATCGACAAAACCTTCCCGGAATCCTTGTCCACCGTAATAATGTACGGCAGCTTGAGCCCATCCTTGTGCTCATACCCAGGAACGTCACACAGCATGTGCGCTTCAATAAGCGTGAACTCCTCATCTAACTCATTTGGCGAGGTGCCGGATACTTTGTCCTCTGCATCCTCAATCTCACTCGAACCTCCTGCCGTGGCGGACAACTCAACATCCCGATAAAAGCCATTTACTTGGTTGGTCTTAAGTGCATTGGCTGACATTGGCACAATCTGCAAGGACCGCTCGTTTTCCCAAGGATTGCTCGAGCCGTTGTACGGCATAACAAAATTGTCCGGGGCGATAAATGGCGATACACAGCGCATCTTTGCACGGTCAAAGTAAACCTTCTTAAAAGCCGACCCACCGTAGCCCACGTACCAAAGCATCTGGTCGTAGTCAGGGGTGTATTCCTTCATGACCGTCGTGATCTGGTAGTTCATAAACTCCTGCACACGCTCAGCCTGCATCTCACGGTTGCGATTGCTCTTTCCTACCACTTGCGTGCGCACGGGCCCGCCCGCAGGCATGAGCTCTTTCATCGCCTGGGCAGAGAACTGGATGATTGCCTCAGCCAAAAGAGGTACATGGGCACCAGAGGCACCCCGGAACGGCTGAGTTTTCTCTTCATACTGGAAGCCAAGCAACTTCATACCCTTGGCATAGGTGTTGGACCACTCTTCACGGCTCGCCAAATCACCGTCCAAAAGTAACAGAATGTCCTGACCAATCCGATCAAGCTCATCCTCATCAAGGCGCTCGGCTAAGTTTTCAGTGTGCTTGCTTTCGTATTCTTCTTCCTCAGGGCCCATATTAATCGTGGCCCCACCGTCATCGTCCATCACAATCTCAACATCTTCTTCATCCATCGGGATAAGCGCTTCGGTTACTTCGACCTCAATCCCATCTTCTGGCACCATGTCTTCGCCAGTCAAGGCTCGCTCGATGTTGTTGGACGGACTACTCTTTTGTTTTTTAGCCATTATTACGCTCTATCATAAAGTGGTTTATCCACCAGTCCGCCTTTAGAAAAACGGATTCCTTTTTGAGGTAAATTTGAAGCATCGTCTGGAAGCACTATACCCCAACGAATAATGCCTTCACCTGCCATATTTGTTGTTATAAAATTTCGAGCCTCGTAACCTTCGCCAAGATCTTTAGCAACCTTTTTGGCTATCCGTTCCATGATTGTTGGTTCATATATGCGCATGTCTTTTTCTTTTTGCGCTTCTTTCCATTCACGAGATTCTTTGTTATAAGGTTTGCCCTCACGATTTCTTATAACCCATTCTCCGTACAACTGTGGTTGTCTTGAATCTTCACCTGGGAACAAGACAAGTTTTTTACCAAGTTGTGCAGCCCCAGCAACTGCCGTTTTCATCATCAACTCTGACAAAGTGTCGGCATCTGAACTAAACTTGGGATATGGTTCTTCTATTACTTGATCCGCCCACGGTCCGGGCAACCCTTTTTCCTGCGACTCTAAAAATTTTCTACGATCTGATTGAAGTTCAGTAAACAAAACGCTATTTTCGTAAAGTTTTTTATCCCCAGAACGT